TTGTTGAACCATTGGCCAGCGTGGGAAGATAAGGACAAACACTTCGACGCGGTCGATCTATTCGTCGCCGACTACCTGAAAAGCCGGAAGCTCAAGTACTGGATCGAGATTCCTTGCTTGGTTCAACATCGCCAGGTTGTATCAGTCGTTGATAGTCGTCGATCCAAGTACCGCCAGACATCTACCTTTCTTGGCGAATAGCTCACCACGCGCCCGAAAAATTATTCTCGCAACTATCGCAATCTTGCGATATGAACAGCGAGAGCAACAAAAATTCACCCGCCTATCACAACGAAGCTCACGACGAGATGGAGCGTCGGTGGGACATCATCGAAGCCGTATCAGGTGGTACGCTTGAGCTACGCGATGGTGGCGCAAAGTGGCTGCCGCTCGAGCCTGCCGAAGACCAGCGCGATTACGCTATCCGGCTTCGTCGGGCGATATTCTTTAACGCCTTCGAGCGCACGTTGCACGGACTCGTCGGACTTGTGTTTCGCAAAGATCCCGAGCTTGCCGATGATAATCCCGATCGGATCAAAGAGCTTTGGGAGAATATCGACAATGCCGGAACACACGGCGCAGTCTTCGCCAAGGAAGCGTTCACGATTGCGTGTAAGTACGGTCATTCGCTGATCTACGTCGATATGCCGCCAGCGTTGCCGGAAGGCGCGACGCTTGCCGATGAGCGCGCCGCCAATCGTCGCCCTTACTGGGTAATGTATGAGCCGGATCAGGTTGTCAACTGGCGAGTAGAATCCGTCAACGGTCAGTCAACGGTGACGCTGATTGTGTTCGAGGAAGAGACGAAAGAACCTGATGGACTGTACGGGGAAGAGGAAGTGACTCGTTACAGAGTACTTCGACCGGGATACTGGGAGCTATTCCGCGAAGTCAAGAACGACCTGACAGGGGCTACAGAGTACTTGCTCGAGGCTACTGGCGCGTCAAGCCTGCCGTATATCCCCGTCTCAGTGATCTATGCTCGAAAGACTGGCACACTGACCAGTACCCCGCCATTGCTTGATCTGGCACTGATCAATCTCGCGCATTACCAGAAATACTCAGACTACTCAACATATCTGCATATCAGTAGTCGTCCGATCCTATGGTTTCGTGGACGCGATATCAGCAAGGGAGTCGAGGCTATTGGCCCGTACACTTTCTTTGACGTTGACGGTACTAATGGCAATGTAGGATTCGCAGAGACCAGCGGCGCGGCACTTGGCGCAGCTAAGGCGGATATTGATCATCTTGAGAAGCAGATGGCGATGCTTGGCCTGACGTTGCTTGCCGGCAACAAACCAGTACAGCAAACAGCTACTGAATCATTGCTCGACTCGGTCAAGGAAGAGTCGGACTTGGCAACCGCTGCCAGATCGCTACAGGATGCGCTAGAACTGGCTTTGCAGTGCACTGCGGCATATGAGGGCATCGAGTCCGGCAGCGTGGCTCTTGGCTCAACTATGACCGATTTGACGCTATCACCTGAAGAGATGCGAGTGTGGATTGATAGCGCAGACAGGGTATTTTCGAAGAACACGATCTACGAGGTATTCAAGCAAGCCGGTAAGTTGCCTGATGGCTTCAACGCAGATCAGGAACGGATTGCTATTGAAGCGGATGCTTCAACGATGGGCGATCAGCTACTCGCAGCTTTCGACCAGGGTAAGCCGATAGCGTAGAAAAGTTATCAACTCAACGTGACGTAACCTTCAACTCATAACCCACGGAGCGGGATGCTTCGTAATCACTCATCCGGGAGGGATGATTCCAAATGCCAATAGAACAGATATTTGATACTCGCGATGATGCGCCAGAGTTTCTCAGAGGATCTTTGCTCGAGACCGAAGACGGGAAGTTCAAGTTTCAGGCAGAGCTACCACAAGAGGTCGGCGGACTGAAGAAGGCACTCGACGCAGAGCGCAAAGCACGCGCCGAATTTGAAGGCAAGCTGAAGCAGTATGACGGCGTAGACGTTGAAAAGTATCAGTCGATACTTAAGCAGCAGGAAGAGGCGAAGGCTCAGCAGGCGCGATCTGCCGGAGACTGGGAGACGCGAGAGACACAGCTAAAAGCGCAGCTCGAAGCGGATCTACGCAAACGAGAAGCGCACTACACGTCAGAGCTAACTGGACGTGACGCGAAGATTACGTTGATGCAGTCAGCCCTTGAGAAGTCGCTGATCGAAGCGCAGGCAACATCCGCGATCTCGGCGGCCAAGGGAACACCCGAGTTGCTGCTGCCTCACGTAATGCAGCGAGTCAGGATTGTTGAGGAGGACGGCGATTATCAGGTGCGAGTGATCGATCAGAACGGTCAGCCGCGCATCGCCGACATAAAAGGCACTCCATTCACGATCAAGCATTTGATCGAAGAGATGAAGGCCGATGCGATTTATGGACGGGCTTTTGAGGCGTCCGGAGCGGGAGGCTCTGGTGCGTATAACAGTAACAAAGCGGGCGGCAACGCCAAGACAATGAGCCGTGGAGCTTTTGACGCACTCCCACCAGAAACTAAAATGGAGTTCATCAAAGCAAAGGGGCAAATTTCAGATCAGTAGGATCGAAGGAGATCAATGGCTAACACCCTTTCCTCAGTTCTGCCGGTGATCTACGAGGCGGCGGATGTCGTTTCGCGAGAGTTAACCGGTTTCATTCCAGCATCGTTTCGTAACTCAACCGCAGAGCGTGCGGCGAAGGATCAGACAGTCACTTACCCGATCGTCCCGACGATGGCTGCGGCGGATATTGCGCCTGGTGCTACGTCTTCGACTGGTACGGATATGACCGTGGGGTCAGGCTCGATGACCATCTCAAAGAGCCGCAAGGTCAGTTTCAATTGGACTGGTGAGGAGCAGACGGCACTCAGCAATGGCGATCGTCCGCAGCTTACCAACATTCTTCGTGATCAGTTCGCGCAGGCGATGCGCACGTTGTGCAACGAGATCGAGGCCGATCTGTGGGCGGCTGCTTACAAGGGATCGTCGCGCGCTTATGGTACGGCTGCTACTGCGCCGTTCGGCACCGCTGGCGACCTTAGCGACTTTGCCGGAGTTCGGCAGATACTCGACGACAACGGCGCGCCGCAGACGGATCTTCACCTTGTGCTTGGATCGGCTGCTATGGCCAACCTTCGCGGCAAGCAGTCGGTGCTATTCAAGGTCAACGAGGCGGGCACGTCGGACTTCCTGCGACGTGGTGTTATCGGTGACGTAATGGGGCTGATGCTGCATAACAGCTACCCTGTCACCGTCCACACTAAAGGCGGCGGTTCCGCCTACGCGCTCAACCTTGTGGCTGGGTATTCTGTGGGTTCGACAACTTTTGCCGTCGATACAGGATCAGGCACTATCCTTGCGGGCGACATCCTGACCAACTCGCAGAGCGGTCGCGATGCCAACAAGTACGTCGTCAATACTGCGCTTGCTGGTGGCTCACTCGCGATCGGCGCGCCCGGTAACCGTGTGGCGTGGGTCGATAACGATACGGTGGCGGTCGGCAACAGCTACACGCCGAACGTCGCGTTTCACCGTAACGCGCTGCACCTGATTACGCGCTCACCTGCTATGCCGGCGGGCGGTGACAGTGCGGTTGACGTTACTGAGGTCGTCGATCCGACGAGCGGCTTGGCCTTCCAGGTTGCGCTCTACCGTCAGTATCGCCAGATCTCTTACGAGGTCGGTATGGCGTGGGGCGTCAAGGCTGTCAAGCCTGCTCACATCGCTACTCTGATCGGCTAGTGATTACGTACGGTGGCGGGTCAGCGGTAACGGCTCGCCACTGTGCGGTAAATGCTAAGGGGGTGCTAACCCCTAGGCGAGCGGCCAAAAATGCAGCACAGGGCAAGCCACGCATCGAGAATAAGCACGAGGAGCAGCAAATGAAGTCGGAAAGTACGGTGGCAATGTATCGAGAAGACCTGGGGTCAAATGGTGGGCCGACAACGGCAGACGTTCACGTCAACGAGGTCGAGATGATGCAGTCATTCGGATGGCGCATCGCTGACGCCAAAGACACGGCACCATTCCCGAAAGAGGAGGAGTCCGAGATGGTATATAGCAAACCAAAGCCAAGACCGAAGAAGTAACGCACACGTAACGGGATGTGATCTGATATGGCAATCGACGCAAACAGCCTGATAACCACGATCGGCGATTCAACCAGCAACTCATATGTGACGCTGGAAGAGTTCGCCGATTATCGCGATTTGAACAGAATCAACGCTGATGCTTTTGACGGCGCGACGGCTGATAACAAGGTACGCGCGCTGATTATGGCTGCGCGTCGGCTGAGTAGGCTCAACTGGCGAGGCGGCAAGGTCAGCGGCAATCAGGCTCTGTCGTGGCCACGTCTCGAGGTGCCGGTACGAGACTCGAGCCTTGATGGTATATCGCTTTACGGCACGATGTCTGAGAGTCGCTACACTGGCGGATTCTATGGTGACTATTACGAAAGCACTATTATCCCCGAGATCATCAAGAATGCGCAGTGTGAGCTTGCCATAGCGTACCTTGAAGGATTCGAGCAAAGCGAAGGACAACAGATCAAGTCGTTCTCAGCCGACGGTGTACGCATCGATTACGCGACCAGTTCGAAGGGGGGCGCGCTACCTGCGACGGTACAGCAGATGATCAGCGGCTTGTTGACGGGCGAAAGGTTGGTGAGAGGATGAACAACCTACTATCGGCCAAAGCTCTTGATACGCTTCGTCGGTCACTCTATGGCGGATCCGCGTCATTGACCTTCTACAAGATGACTCCGGCAGATGGTGAGGTTGAGATTCACACGACTACATCAGGCTGGCACATTCAACGCGATAACAGCGACATCGATAGAACGGGACTGGTCAACGTATGGATGTCATCAGAGAGCGTACCGTGGAAGCTTGATAGCAAGCTGCATACTGGCAGCAAGATCAAGGTGAGCACGAACGGCAGAACGCAGTCGTACCGCATATCATCGATACGTCCAATGCAGCAACTCGGCAGCGGTTGGTATCTCAAATGCGATCCAATCGAGAATAGCACGGAGCCTGACAATGGCTAATAACCTTCTCACGATAGACGTAAAGGTGATGCCCGACGTTGTGCCGGGACTGACCGATCAGGCAAGCAGAATTATCAATCAGGTCGGCAATGGTATAGTCGCCGAGATGAAGCGAATAATGGCACTGCCGAAGACTGGGCGCACCTATCGCAAAAAAGGCGGAGTGCTTCACGTGGCATCGGCTCCGGGCCAACCTCCGGCAATGGACACCGGCAATCTAACAAACTCGATCAATATGCAGATGATTAGCCCACTTCAGGGTAGGGTGAGTATCAATGCAGAATACGCGGCCTATCTCGAGTATGGCACAGTGCGAATGGCGGCTCGTCCGTACCTGAAGCCTGCGATTGATCAGACGCGTCAGGACTTTCTTGCTGCTGGCATACTGAGGTCTGCCCGATGACATATACCGAATCAAACGTGAGATCAGCTATTGAGAGCCTGATACAGACATCAGCTCCGAACGCTGTAGTCTTCCCCTGGTGGGTGCTTGGATATCAGCGCGACGTGTGGCCGGGACTTCTTCGAAGCGATGCCGACGGCGGTAAGGTTCACGGGTACGTGATCACGCGATCGATGAGTGACGGCACAGAAACCGGAATGCGATGTGTGCGTCGTTACTGGTCATACGAAATTTGGGGCTTCCACTACTACGCGACCGGCAACAAAACATCGAATACTGATCTGACCTTCAACGCGGAGTTGGACGCGATTACCACGGCTTTTGACGACGTATCAACGCTGGCTGCATCACTGCAGCGCAGGCAACCGCCTAAGTGGAATGTAGATCTTGGCGTATATGGCGGCGAACTGCTTCATTTCGCTGTCGGGACAATAACGATTGAGGCCTGTTAAGGAGACAGACAATGCCAACATTTTTGACAAACGACGTCGCCCTATACGTCAGCAAAACTAGGGAAAGCGCGTACAACACGGACGAGACGACCGGCACGAACTACTTGAAGGTACGAACTCAGCAGCCCGGATACGTGTTACCGCAGGTCGAGTTCATCAACGATGCGGGAGTACCAGGTAACGGTCACGAGTTTGCCACCGAGTGGTGCGCTACGTATATCGCGCATCCGGCTATCACGTTTACGGACGACATCAACTTCGGTGTGGCTGGTCGGTTGGCCTTGCGCGCGCTCGGTGGCGCAGTGACGACCG